AAAATAAGCTTTCCGTATGGCAAAAAACTAAAAATGGTGGTAACTATATTACTTGGTCTGCTTATGAAGAAGATGAAGAAAATGAAATTCTTTACATCCATAAAGGTATCAAGCTTAGTACGTTAATGTATTACTTTCCTAATCATACTTTAGAGTATGATACTTCTGGTAAACCATGTAAGTATATGAAGTTAGAACTAACAGTGGATCCTAGAAGTGATATCCAGCGAGAAAGTATCGACTATCTTACCAGTAAAGGTAATTTTAAAGAGTTAAAAAATGAAACCCAAAGATTCTTATGTTTAAAGCCAGGTGATGGCAAAACCTATACTGCGATCAATTATGTCACCAAGTCAGGTAGAATTCCAATTGTTATAGTTGATAACGATAAAATCCTTCAACAATGGAAGGACTCTTTTAAGAAGTTTACCAATATCAAAGATGAAGAAATGTTTACAATCTCTGGTAGCTCTACTATCAGAAAGTTAATGAAACAGACTAACAATCCTTATAAAGTTTACTTAGCAAGTCATAGAACTTTAGATGCTTATTGCAATGGAAATTGGAGTCTACTAAATGATCTTTTCCAAAAATTAGGTATAGGTGATAAAATATTTGACGAAGCTCATATAGAGTGGAGAAATATTTTCTACATTGACATTAACACGGATGTCAAGAATACCATTTACCTAACCGCTACACCTGCTAGAAGTAATTATGCTGAACAAGAAGTTTACAGTAACTTATTCGATGGTGTAATTACATTTGGACTTACAGAATCTAGAAATGAGAAATACATTCGATATATTGAGTATTTGTGGAATTCTCATCCAACAGAATATCAAGAACTTACTATGTCAAATGCTCATGGATTTGATAGCAATGCCTATAACGACTATCTATTAACACCGACAAAATACAGTCAGTATTTCAAGATGTTGAAAGCGTTGCTAAATGACCTATGGACTAAAGATCCAGAACAAAAAGTAGCAATCGTAGTAAACTGTAACAACATGATAGAAAAATTGTATGAAGATTTTTCAAAATCAGTATTTGTAAACAGTGAAACTAAGAAAGCTAAGAAAGTAAAAGTTGGTAGATTCTGTGGTTTAGTTCCAAAATCTACTAGAGATAAAGAATTGGACAATCAATTAATCCTAACTACTTTAAAAGGATTTGGTAAAGGTGTAGACGTTGTTGGTTTGTGTATCGTAATTAACACTGTCAGTGCATCGTCTACAGTTATCATGGAACAATTATCTGGTAGATTAAGAAATGAAGAAGGACTTAAAAAGTACTTCATTCAGCTAACAGATAACGGTTTCAAGCAATGCCGAAATCATAGTAAAATACGTAACAGATTTATGCAAAAAGTTGCTAAAAAATGCTTTGTTTTAAACGACAAAAAATAAAACAAAGTATTACGAAAGTGCATGTAAAGAAAGGAAATAGTTATGAATTTCGGTAATCTAGAGAAGATAGAAGAATTGATTTTACGACCAGCAAAAAATTTTATTATCAAAAACACAGTTGTTTTAGGACGAAGAAATTCTAAGAATGGGTTTCGTATAGATTGTTTTAAAGAAAACGTTTATAAAAGCAACAAGTATGACAATTATAAGTATCTTGGGAGCCTTTATATGGAAAGTTCAGATTTTCTAGTATTTAACTGTAAGAATGATGAGAATAATAGTTCTGTAGAAATCTATAGTTCTTATCAACACATACAGAAAATCAGAAATGGTTTTAACACTATGTTAGAACATCTAGATGAAGCTTTTTATGAAGACAAAGAAGAAGGTATCATCACTTTAAAACCAGAATATGAAACCTTTGTTGTAGATATCAATGGATTGGTGAATAACCATTCAATAAAGATGATTTATAATGTCAATTATGATGAAGATGCAGTAAGTCATAAATATGAAAAAGCAGTTACCATAGTTTTCAATGATGAAGCTTTTTATACAACTATAACTGACGAAAACTTGCAAGGTATAACTTACTTTTTGAATAATTTTAACTTACTGTCATCTTCACAACATCTAAAGCAAATGGCATATATGCAACAAATTGCTTATGCTTTAGAATTAGAAAACCAAGAAATGTTACCCACAGAATACACTACTGGTAGTGGTGGAAAACTTAATAGCAAACCAAAAAGAAATTTTAAGAGAATTAACAGAAACAATGAAGAAGAAAATGACGAGGAATAAAATTTATAAGAAAGGGTATAATTGTTTATGCAACAAATTCAATACATCAAGGTCAATGATAAGTTTATAAAACTACATACCGAATTTGATGAGTATTCGGTAGTTAAGAATGATGCATATATGGTTAACGACCAAATTTACATTTATCGTGGCAAGTATCTAAAGACTAAACAACCTAAATTACCTGGTTTATATTTAAAAGAAGAAGGAACATTTGTAACTGTAGGAAAATCAGAATTAACAAAAGATAACATTGTAAAGAACAATGAAAATAACTCATTGTCTTCTTTACTTAGCAACATTCGAAAAATGGATGTTCCTAGTAAAGAAAAGAAAAAAGAAACTGTTAAGAAACCTGCGACTAAAGAAAAAAGAAAATTAGATAATAACAAGCGCATTAAGCGTGATGAAGTACTAAACTTTACAATTTATACAGATGATGACCCAATGGTAAGAATTATCAAGGAAAAAATCAATTCAATCTCCTTAACTATGGCTGACATTTATGATGCTGTAGAAAATGATAATGCAGGGTATAATTTATTCTACGGTCTATCTACTAGACCTAATATGAACTGGAAGACTTTTGAATCTTGGTGCAATATACTTAATGTAGAACCAGACCTTACTATTAGAGATAAGGATTAAAAAAGAAAAAAGACTATATACCTTTTTGGTATATAGTCTTTTTTTTTCTTCACACTATTAGCTTTCAATACAAAAATCACTCAACTACAGGATTAGAATCTAAAACTAACTGTTTTAGTAATGCCCAAGATGCGTTACTGTCGTATTGAACTTCACGGCTAGCTAAAATTTTTTTACATAATGCTTTAGAAGTTAGAAAATCTTCAGTATAAAAACTACCAGCACTAAGATCTGGATCATTTTCTACAATTTCAACAACTTCTTCAGACTCGGTAATTTCCTCTTCCTCCATTACTGTGTCTTCCACAACTTCTTCAGTTACAGCTTCTGCAACAGCTTCTACAGCAGGTTCTATTTGAACTTCTGCAACGGTTTCTGTAACCTCATCGTCATGTTTAGTAACAGGAGCATTCTTAATAACAGGTTTAATTGGAGGATTTATAACTGTAACTGGATAGCCTAAGGCTACTAGGTGTTGATATAATTCCTCTGTAATAAGAATAGGTCTTCTGATAGGACCAGGACCAAGACTAGGAATATTACCTCTCTTGTTAATAGTTACTTTAACTCTAGACAAGTTCTTTACACCTGCACTTTCTTACTAAATTTTATATTCACTTTTATTGCAATTTTTACTTATATTTCTTTTTCAAAAAATATAATTCGTCTACTAATTATGTTTTAGAAAATTTTAATACAATGTTAAAAATTTGTAAAAGTTTATAAAAAATTATGCAAATAAATCCAGAATGCTAAAGGACTCAGACTTCTTACCATCTTCTTCATCCTCGTCTTCATCATCCTTATCTTCATCTTCTTCTTTACCTTCAGAATCAGAATCCTTTTCTTCTTCATCCTCGTCTTCATCATCATTATCTTCATCTTCACAATCTTCATCGGAAGACTCAAATAAAGCAAAGAAATCTTCATCAAGAGAAGCTTCATCATCAGCAGCCTCTACATCAGTATCGGACTCTACATCTTCTGCACCATCATCAGCAGCCTGAGTCTCTTCAGCTTCCATGACTACACCTTCGGGCATATCAGGATCTTCAGTGTCACCTACTTTAGCTTCATCTGCTTGAGGAATAGTTTCACCTTCATCGGGACACTTAACCTGATTAGGGACAGTCATATCACACTCAGCTTCTTCTAGTAGTTCAAGAGCACCTAAAAGGTCACCCATTTCAAATAAAAGCTCTGCAGCTTCGTTACTAAACTCATCAATGTTAACAGGAGTCTTCTGAGTGTCATTATACTCGACTTCCTTGTCAAGCTTAGTATTTACTTCAACGTCACTAGCATACTTTGCAGTAAACTCATCCTTATAGTCAGCAGGATCCTGCAGCTTAGTGGTAGTGTCATTATCAGTAATGGGCTTCTTCTCGTAATTGTCTTCATACTCTACTTCATTTTGGAGATTGGTGACTAGTTCATCATCAACTACGGTATCCTCAATGAATAAAAAGGGCATTTCATTTTTAAGCATTTTGTTACTCACTCCATTCTCGTTAAGATTTAAAAATTTATCATCAATAAAATTATCAAACTCGACATCTTCATGAATAAGCTCGTAAAAATCTTTATGATCTTGTTCTTTCTGAAGTTCTGTATTGATTTGTTTAGAAATATTGTCTAACATTGGAACAAAGTTCCTCCTTTCAAAAGAAAATTCAATTTTTTTCTGTTAATTTTATGAATTTGTTAAAAGAGTTATTTCTTTTTTCAAGATAAAAATCAAACATGGTACTAAAAGAAATTCTCTAAACGTTGGATAGAAATTATGTTTACTAAGTTGTTCTATCAATTCATTATCGATTACTAATGTTTTGTTAAAATATTTTATCAGTAAATTCTCAAGAAAATATTCTCTGTTATCATCGAATAAAATTCCACTATTGCAGTTGATAACAAATTGAGAGTTTTCTGGCATAATGTAGTTGTGTCTCACTAAATGTTCAGGATCAGCTTTCTCAATGAAACCATAATTTGTATTTCCTAATCTACCAAAAACGTCGTCATATGATAATGAAATGGTTACATTATTTTTATAGTTTTCGTAAGTCCGATCAAGGTTACTTACAGTTTGATGTTGAGTACTTACAGATGAAGGTACATAACAAACTCTATAATACTCATTATAGTCTAAACTAAATGGATTAGATTTATCATTCTTGACAATTTCCATTGTTACCATATCTTCAAACTTAAAGTAACTTATATCATCTTCTTCCAACGCTTTGTAAAGAGTCTTTTCGTAAACTTCATAGAAAGTAGGTGAATCTACAAAAATATCTTGAACGTAGTAACTTCCTAAAAATTTTCTTTGAGTATTTTCAAGAATTTTGTTATCGATAAGAAAACGAATTAGAAACTCATTGTAAATGTTCTTATCGTTGTAACGATATATAAATACATTGTACTTACGATTTAGGAAAGAATTGACATAGAAAGTTCTTAACTTTACTAAAAGCTCGTTAATTGCTTCTATGGTTAAAAATTTGGTTTGTTCTATAATAGGATTGTTCTTAGTTCCTATATTGTCATACTCTACAGAATATTCTGTTTCTACCTTTTCCTCAGTTTCTTCTACAAGATGATGAGAAAGTTCATATTCAATTTTGTAGAATTTTTGTCCGTTGATCTTATCCATCTCAACTTTAGTGATACGGAATATAACATTTTCATCCATATAGTCAACATGGAAAAAATCATCTACAAAAGGTTTAATGGTGTTGGGTAATATTACTGCTTCACCAGTTCCCTCAGTATTTAAACCAAAAGATTCATCAAACTCTAAATTTGGGTTAACCTCGCCAGCCAAATACAATGGAAAATCGTTTACTTTATTATACTTTACTGGTCCTTCAGTGCCTAATAAATCTTTAACAGTTTCAAGAATTTGATCTTGATCTGAAGCACTAATGTTACGATTATAGTATGTGGTAAAGACAGGTGTTCCTTGTAAACGCTTAGATTGATAGGTATAAGAATTCTGTAAGTGTCTTAAGATATTTTCATGTATGATTTTTTGTTCGACTAATCTTGCCATATATCTATAAGTCACCACCTTTCTTCATTCAAATTATACATATATAGACATACTTAATTTATTGTTTAAATATATATTCTTGTTTGAATAGAAAGAGAAAAGGAGAGATTATATACAAATGAAAAAGTTAACCAAACAACAAATATTTGATTTGGAAATGGTTTATAAACCAATGTTTCAGAAGATGTATCCAGAAATTACAATAAACAGTGACATGGATTATTTTCTGAAAAGGCAGTTTTGTTTGAAATTAGGACGTATTTTTGAGAATGACAAAGACGGCTTAATAGATTTCTTAGCTGGATATGAGAACAATATACTCTGGTATACTACAATTTTAGATGGTGGATGTTGTTTATGGATGAATGAAGATACACTTATAGAATTTGTAGGTCTGTTTCATGAACATTTTACAATAAAGATTTGGAAATACTTTTCTGAAAATCAGAGATATCTGAAATTTAATAAGTTTCTGAGAAAATACAAAGATAAACTTGATTGGTATTTGATAAGCAAGTCTAAAAAATTTAATCTACAAGAATTTGTAGAATTTATTGATAGTGTTAATGAAATTACATTTGCAAATGAAAATTATTATCGTCATGATTTTATGATTCAATTAAAAGATTTTTTAAAGTCACATGGAGATTTAATTACAGATGAAAAATAGAAGACAATTAACAAAGAAACAAAAATTTGATTTATTGATGACGTATCTTCCACTTGCAGAATACCATCTAAAATATAAAGATCTTAACAAAGGAAGACCATTTGAAACTATAGATGTCATAACAGAGCGTATGTACATCCTAGGTGACATTGATAAGAAATATAAGTTTGTAGAAGAATTTGAAAATGTTATAGATTGGGATAAACTTGTTTGTAATAATGGACTTTGGAGTCATGACGAAAAGTACAGTGGACGACAGTTAATAAAAAAATTTTTAGAGAAATATGATAGTCGATTAACACCTAAACATTGGAAACATATTTCACGATTATCAGATTTCTATGATGATGACAAACTCCTTGAAAAATACAAAGATGAAGTTAATTGGCAAATGGTAAGCAAAAATAAACGTTTCTCAATTGGTTTTATCTTAAAGATGAAGGATTATATAGATTTCGACGTGTATTTTAAGAAGTCATATGTGGATCCAATAGTGTTGTCAAAGATGTTCCTTTATACAAAAGACCATTTAGAAGAAGTTCTAACCTATAAACCAACTAAAAATGTGTCAGAAAGTGAGAATAAAGATGAACTTGATGGAGACGGAAATCCAATTGCTAAAGAAGAGTAACTATAATAGTCCAATACAAGATAAGTATGAAACCTGGTACAATCGTAAAGAGTACTGGAAGGATATACAAGTCAGACATAAGTTAACTGAGAAGTTCATAGTAAGATTTGCACCTTACCTAGATTTCCAATTAATGTCATCTACACAAAATCTATCAGAGGCACTAATAGAAAAGTTTAAAGATAGAGTAGACTGGCACGATATTTGTATGGTACAAGAATTACAAGAGACTTTTATAGAAAAACATGAAGATGAAGTAGATTGGGAAATGATATCTCAATATCAAGATTTGTCTAGAAGTTTTTTATTAAGAAACAGATGGAAACTAAATTGGAGCAATGTATTTAGGAATCAAAAGATTTCTGATAACATTAAAACATCACTAATAAACAGTATGGAGTAAAGTTATGATAAATCCTAAACGAATTGAAAAAGTAAGTCTTAAAGAAAAGATTAAGAAAGTCCTACCAAAAACTAAGAAACAAAAAGTAAAAGAAGCTAAAGAAAAGCTAAATGAAAGTGTTAAGAAACACTAAAGATACTAATCCCTTCTTAGAATGATTTCTAAGAAGGGATATTTTACAGGAGTATATTATATGCCACAACCAACTAAAAAACAGATATTTGACTTAGCATTTAAGTATTACCCAAAATCTAAGACAGCTCAATTGTTCTATAATTCGCAGGATCTTTTAAGCGAACGAGGTTTTTGCAATTTTATAGATCTCTTATCAGTAATGCCAGAATATTATTTTGAGAGTGACGCAGAAATTGATTTCTTTAGGGCATATTACGAATTTGTAAAATGGAATCTAGTTAGTGATAAGGTTTTTAATTTTTTACTGACAAAATTTAAGGAACAACCCATTCCGATGAAATTTAAAAGGAAAGGAGTAACATATGAATTTGGAACCAATCGTAAAAGAGCTTTTTTCTGTAACTGTTTTAGTTTTCTTCCTTTCAAGTTTGCTAAATGTCGTTATTTCTACTTTAAAGACAGTTCTGACTGTCAAAGCTAGTAAAAATGTAGCAACTTTAATCAATTGTATCAACTATACAATCAACACAGTAATTATAAAACAGATCACTGAATGTGATACTTGGATTGCTGCTTTAGTAACTTTCTTTACTAACTTGATCGGTGTATATTTTGCACTTTGGTTATTAGATGTTCTAAAGAAAGATAAAGTATGGAAAATTTCAGTAACTATAAAGGACATTCAAGTATTGTATGAGACTGTTGATATCTTAGATAAGAGAAACATAGCTTACACATATACTAGTGTCTATTATAGTAAGATGAAAAAAGGTGGTAAACTAGAAATCTTTGCTAAGACTAAGAATGAGAGCAGAGATGTAAAGTCTATACTTGATAGCATAAAATGCAAGTATGACGTAGTAGAAGTTAAGAGAACAGAGTTATAAAAAGAACTAAAGGAAATTTACTTCCTTTAGTTCTTTTTTTTTATCATCATTCTAGATCATCTGCATGAGTACTAATCCAACCACGATAATTCTTATTAAGTTCACATACTTCAGTTCTAGGATCGTCTTTAAACCAATTAATATATTTAGCAAAACCACTACGTTCAGGATTATGATACAAATCTATCTGACCACAATGTCCTATTACTATGACTTTACAGTTATCATGAATACGAGTTAAAACTTTCTTCATTTCGTCAAAGTATAAGTTCTGTGCTTCATCCAAGATAATGACCTTATTTTCAAGGTTACAACCACGTAGATATACATGCGTTAATGCATCAATGTAACCATTTCCAGTTTTTTGAAGCATTATAGACGTTTGGTTAACAATATTGAAGGGATTTAAGTTCAATTTTACCAGAGCTTCATATAAAGGCTCAAAGTAAGGTTCAGTTTTATCCTCAATACTACCAGGAAGATATCCTAACTTTTGTTCCTGCGTTGGAGCTGTTATGTAGACTATTCCCTTGTACAAACCATACTCGACTAGCAAGTTAGCAGTTGCAACTGCAATTGTTGATTTACCAGTACCAGCTTTGCAATTAGCAAACACTATAAGCTTTTCAGGGTTCCAAATAGCATCTCTAAACTTTTTCTGACTTTCATCCAACATCAAACCATAAAAAAGATGTTCATCTAAAGTTTTAGGTGGATTTTTACGGTATTCATTTTCATCTACAAAAGTATGTTTTTTGCTCATAACGTATATAAACACTCCAATCTTGTATGAAATTTGTATTCTATAATTTTTTGTTGAGATTAAACTTCTGGATTTAACCTATAAAAGATTTGGTTAAATCCAGAAGTATGTTTGTTATTTGTTATCCCAAATGTCAGAACTTAATAGTCGGTATTTACTTTTCTTATCTAATTCCTCAATTTGACTTATACTAGTATAAACACCAATTCTACCACCAGCATCTATTTGTTTTCTTAATTCTAAGTAGCTAGCTTGTTCAATTTCTTGATTTGCTAATCCATTATAACCGAATGCTTTAGTAGCACCAGGTCTAACTGATAGTCTATTGGCTTCTTGTAAATTATGTGACATACGTGCCATACTAGCCTTTCTATCTGCAGGTTCTTTACCATCTACTGGCATTTGGAAACGAGCTAAGTTAGTACCATAAGCTAGAGTGTAACGTCCAACTAAATAAGAAAAGAGAGAGTCGTCGTGGAGACCAAGACCATGGCCGATCTTTCCTTTATTATCTCTCTCTAATCCCTTAATATCCGAGAATAGGTTGGGTGTTGCTAATAATTCAGGTTGTGTGTTTATAGTATCGTTCAAAATTTCTAACATTAAGTCACGGCTACCACTACCAGAGGAATTACTTGTAGTTGAAATACCATAAACTTGTACCTTTTCTTTTTTACTAACATGTGTTAACTCAGTCTTAGATTTCTCTATCTTAGTACCTTTTCGATCCTTGTATTCATAGTACAAGTTCTTAGCTACAACTGTTCGCATTAAGTACTGTATGATCGTTATACCAATAGAGTTGTTCTCTATGGTAAGCAATGAATTACGGAACCAGAAGCCAACCAACTTCTCAAGTAAATGCTTGTAGTCTTCTGTATCTATTTTATTCTCTCTAAATTCACCTATGATTTCAAATGTTATAGGATGGAAGATAGTTATAGCAGAAGCGTCTTGCGAAAGGCCAGTACCAACGTCACAAGAAATTACCCAAGGTTTAAGATAATCAAAGTCTGTTCTATAAAGATCAATAGACCAATATCTGTCAATGACTAATTTAGATACTGGTTCTTTCAAATGCTTTTCTATTGCAACTAACTGTTCCTCAGAGAATACTGATACGTCAGATGCTTTTGTCCATTCAAGAAGAATTTCACGTTTGATTTTAAGAAGGTCGTTATTTAATGCACGACAGTTTTCTTTATACCATACTTCATCACGACCAAGTTGTTTGTAAGAAAACTCAATGTATAAAAAGTCGTTATCAGATTTCTTAGCCAGACATTCAAGAACTTCTTCTCTAGTCCAGTCATACATGGCTTCATCAAAGCGACATGCTTTATCAACCATTTCTGACTTACACCAAGTTCCTTCTGATTCAGGATTGTTATCTATATTGTTTGGTGTAGTAGTTATAGTTGCTGAGTAGAATGATTTATTTCGACGAGCTTCTTCTCTTGCCTGACCCTGTGCAGGTGCAGCTGCTTGCCAAAGGATTTTGTTAAACTTTAAGAAAGCAAATTCATCGTAGTAGATAAGAGGTGAGGTTAAACCCAAAAAATCTTGATACATGAGTCATTAGTTCATGTAAAATATTCTCTATGTTTCCATAGAAGTTGAGACTATATCAAAATCCTAGTGTTAAGGATCATTTCAATTTCCATTCAAATTCTGAATGTAATATATAGTCGTTGAATCATTTATAAAAATCGTAAAGTTCAACTTTTCAAATATATATTCTTATTGTGAGTTAGAAGGAAATACATAAATTATTCTAACAAAAATTTTTATTTAAAAAGGAGAACTAAAAAATGAACGGAAAGACTATTGGTGTAATCGCTATTGGAGTAGGAGCTGTTGCTTTGGTTGCAGGAGCAGTAGGTACTGTTTGCCACATCAGAAAGAAGAAGAAGGCAAAGCTCAAGGAACAGGTTGCTAACATCTTGGAGGAAATCCAATCTGATGTAGCAAATGCTGAAACTGAAAATAACGATGAAGGAACTGTAACTGAGGAAGTTACTTCTGAAGAAGAGTTGGTAGAAATTAAACCTGATACTCTTACAGAAGAAACAACTGTTGAGGAAGTTACAGAATAAAGTATTTCCATACAAAAAAGAAAGTCTCTATAAGGCTTTCTTTTTTTTTTTATAAATGACTGCTGATAGTACAAATTTTTTGTATGTTCCCAGCAATTAAGAAATTTTTGACAATAGTTTATGCTATTGAAACGCAGTTAAATTTACGTCCTCGCTTATCTGCTTCAGCTGCACTAATAGCCGATGAAATTGCACGAATAGTGTTACCAGTAGTTGCATTGACAATGAATTCTACATTGTCTTTGTCATTTTTGTTTCTATTTTTAAGATAGGAAGGTAAATTGTCATAGATATCTTTGAATAGCTTTAGGTTGTTCTTTGAACCACCAAAGTCTTTATTCATAAAGAGTATGTTTGAGTTTTCTGTACCAAAGGTATATAACCAAACAAAACCACATACTGTAGAAACCGTTTTACCATGCTGACGAGGCAATAAAGTAATTGAGTTGTAGTTGTTTAACATACACCATAGAATAGCTAAGTTACCACGATGTAGTTCAAATCTTTTTTTACCACCAGCAACATTCAGAATGACCACTTCTCTAAAGAAATACCAAGGATTACGTTTACATTCTGCTAGTATACGCATCTTCTGTTCTTTAGTTAAATTGGCTTCATCTCTAGGATTTACTCCTTGCAAACTAGTATCATAAAGTTTTAAGAAGAATTTATTATTCTTAACTCCAATAGTTTTGAGTATCTTATACATTCGTTTGAATGATTTATTGGTGGTTTGAGTATCTATGATGTAACTATTGTTTACAGTCATAAAATGTTATTTCCTCCTTTCCTTTGTTATTTTATAATGGAATGTTGGAAGGGTGTTTTAAAGGTTAAGAAAGTTAGAGTATAACCGTTTATGAGGTTATACTCTAAAAATTAAATTAATTCTTGTACTTTTTCAATTAATTCTTTTCTTATCAAATTTTTATATTCATCTTTTGATAAAGTAAAATCATCTATTGTCACAGAAATTGCTGGCAATCTAATATATCTATCACCAATCAATTCTCCCAATGCATATTCATTCATATTTGATTCATATATATTACCGTCTGAATCCTTAACCCAACCATGTATGATGTATATTGTATTTGAAGCCGCAATCTTTTTAATATCAATTGAACTACCAAATGAAATTTTATGTTTAATTCCATTTTTGAATAATACCATCGATGAAATTAGAGCTGTATAATAACAAAACTTTCTGCTTATAGGGTCTTTAAGTTTTTTATTCTTATACAACCTCTCAATTACTTTAAGATCAAGTTCAAAGTTATTATCATTGTCTAAAATTTGAAGTAATTTATTTATATGCACCTGTTTAATTAACATTGTCTTTATAACTCTTTCAGCCAAATTTTCTAGAGTTAATTCATCAGAAAATCCCTCATTTAGTTTTCTATTATCAAATAACTTTTTCAATTTTTCAATCCAATTTAAAAGTTTAATTGCCTTTTGTTTATTTGGTTTTCGTTCCAATTTTTCAATTTCTATTAAAATTTTCTTTTTTTCTTCTGAAATATTGATGTTACTATTTGGTAGATTTATCCTTTTAATAGCATAACAAATTTTAAAACAAGCCGTCATAACTGACTGAATATACATGATACCTTTATTAATCATTCTCTGGAAGATACTAGCCTGTAAAGCAGCATGTCTATCTGGATTAGGACTAAATACCATTCTAGACTGTTCTTTAGCCTTCCTACGAGCATTTTCAAATAGTTTAATCCATTCTGGTCCAAATTTAACTAAGACATGATAAGCATTTATAATGTCATTCTTTTCAAGCATAGAATGTTTTATATTTCCACTATCTTTTCTAAATTTAGAAAAATTCTCTAAGACAACTTTAGCCATATTTTCATCAAATTTATTAATGAAAATTACTTTATCAAATGATGACCTTAACTTTTCATCAAATGCTTTAGGATCACTTAAAATTTCATATGAATCTTGAAAGGCAACATTTGTCTTTTCTAAGGATTTGATATGTACTGCGTCTCCCTCAATTGGATGGTGATATGTCTTTGCTTTGTTAGTTTTAAAAATTATGTCATTGAGATTCTTAATTTCTCCATCATGATTGACTATGTTATCAAGTTGAGTTTTAAATTCTTTGCTCAATAAAAATGCAGTTCTAAATTTATTTATCAACTTTCTCATAAGAATTATAAATTCTTCAATTTTTTCTATAATCTTATTCCAAATAGTTTTGAGTATTTCTTTAAGTTTGGAATTATATTCTTCTTCAGCTAATGCTAACATAGTACTGTCTTCATTCATTATAGCAGCATGCTCACATTTTATCATCTTTATATCAAGATCATGAATAAGAGCCTGATATTCTAATAAACTCTCATACGAATCTATTACTAAAGTGTCTAACATAATCTATATTTCCTTTCTAACGTATTTCCTATTGGTTCATTATTTTATTGTTTTTTGGGGTTATTTATGAAAAACGTATAATACCCCATTATATCTATATATCTTTATAGCATACATAGTGGTATCTTCATCTCCACATAATAAAAAAAAAAGAAAAAAAAAATTAATAATAA